TGATTGTGATTTATCTAGAACATCATGAACTTTATCTATCTTTTTATTTGCACTACCTTTATTGCCCTTATAACCATTGGCATAAAGATTGCCCTCAAAGTTCAATCGTGTTCCAAGACGACCGTTTTCTCCGGATTCTTTCATTGCAGCAATGCTTTGACTCGTTGCGTTATTGTTATCATTATTACGCATGGAAACTTTACCTGTATATTCCGTATTTGGTGACAATGAATTTCGAACTCCATGAGATACTGGCGCATCGCCCATACCGTTTGACGAATATTTGGTAAAGATAGTTTCTCCACCAGTATTTGTTGTGTCAAGTTTATATTCTGGTTGGTTATTCTTAGCCCAACTATTAACATCGCTAGCCTTAGCACCTGTGGCTTTAAGCAGCGCAGGGAGAGCCGCCATAAGAGCTTTTGTGTCGCCCGATTGAGCAATCTTCATAACATCCGCATAAGCTTGATTTGTAAGCTTTTCTTGTTCAGCTGCTTTTGTTTTATCAATTACGTTACTTGCGCGCTTGAGTACATCATTTATAATATTGCGATCATACCCCTTACTCATAAGAGTATCTTCTAATTTGTCCAAGTATTTCGGATCTTTCATTCGAGCCGCTGCCAGCTGTTGAGCATACGTTTTAGTGGTTTCATCAAGAGAAGTGCCATTCGCTTTGTAAATATCATCCAATGTAATGACATTGCCACGATTATAGTCTTGTTGTGTATCGGCAGCTGTTTTATCTAACGTCGATTGCACTAGCCCCTGCGGTGCTTTGTCGGCAGTTGAATATTGAGGTGCAAAATTAATATTTCCGAGCAAACCTCTTTGAGGTTCTTCTGCCTGACTTGCACCTACTGCATTTTTAAGAATACCTTGATTGTTCGAAAGAGAGTCATTTATGCCATAGCCGGACATGTCCACATTTTTCGCCTGTGCTAGCTGCCGGGCGTATTCTGCATTTTTATGGGCAGCATCCATCGTCTGTATCCACTTCTGAGTTTCCGATGCATCACCGTACCCGTTGTTTTGCGCCCATGTAAGATTATTTTGTGCCTTATCATATATGGATTTTTGCTGGCTAACGATATCTTGTGGAGTTAAACCTATAATGCCGACACCAGCATCTTTCGTTTGATTAAAAAGTGCATCGCGAACTTTATTAATTTCATCAGGTGATGGCCCACTATACGCCTCTAAATCCTGACGAGCTTTTCTTAAATCGCTGTTTTGCATACGGTCAACAATCGAGCCGCCTAAATTCTTCCCAATTAAAAATCCAAGATCATCCCAACTTATTGCCATATACCATCACCGCCTTTGGCTACGAAGCCATTTGCAATATAGTTATTTACACCACTAATTTGCATATCATATACCTTGCGTTCTCCACTATAGACAATGGATGTAACCTTACCAACACCATATAATGCAGTACCCATTGTTAAATCTCTGACTAAGATATAGTCGCCATTTTCTTTAAGCAGTGGCTGCGTAGCAGTCGTCTCTGCAACCTTTCCTGTGTCCGTAACCACTGCATATACGTCATTATAATGTACCGGCATGAGTGCAATTACGGTTTCTTTTTCCGAGCCGTGGCTTGCTACTTCGTCAGCGACTTGCATATCTTCAATATTTTGCAAAGCTCCATCAGCCAGAGTTATTTTTGTTCCACCCACAAAACAAAACAGTCCTGAATTACTTGCAAGACCGCCTAAAACACTGCCAAATAAACCACCACCACCTGATTGCGTGGACGTACTTGTGGTTGTTCCTTTTCCTGAAAGAGAATTCAGTGCGCCCAAAGTACCGCCGCTATTTAAGCCTAGTGACATATTCCAAAGCTGTGAAGGTGTTTCTAATGACGCTTCCTGTCCGGCAAGAGCTGTTTGAATTGGCGCATTCGCTAGAGAAGATTGCTGACCATACAAACCGTTGAGAGTTGAGACATTGTTTAAATAATTTTGTGCCATCGTATCTGATACATTCTTACCAATATCATTGAGCGCACCTAACGTTACAGAACTATTTAGGACTCCTCTGGAACCTAAATTACTGACCGTAGACCCAACCGTTTTATCAACGCCTGATTTAATTGAATCTGTCATGTTTTGCGTATAGTTTGAAGGCAAAATACCCTGCGTTAAATTGTTTACCCCCTGCTGTGCAGCCGTTTGCTGCTTCATTGCATCATTAGTTAAGTCTCCATAATTAACATTGACCGTACCGTATGCATCCTTAAGTTGACCAGCTGCAATATTGTTTAAGCTTAAAGCGTTTGGTGAAACTGCTTTTGAGTAATCTAGCGCTTGCTGTTGAAGCCCAACCTCTTGTGCCGTTGGTGTATAAGATTGAACGTTTGTGGTAGAGCTGCCACCTTTAAATAACTGTAAATCCACATTCACACCTCCCGTGTAACATAATAACTTACCTTGCCTGTTACTTTATCGATCCATGCAGGTGAACATAAAGCCGGGTTATTAGTTGTTTTCTGCTTGCAATGATATCTTAAAAGCCCATCCGGCAGCTGTTCTTCGTAATCAATATAATACCCCCAAAAACGAATATAGGCTTTGATATTGTCACGAGAACAGATTGTGCCGATGTAATTGCATCCGTATAAATCAGCCATGACAAGAGCAATATCACGCCAAAATTTTCCATCACCACATAACTGATAAATCATGACCATTCGTTTTTGTATATCAACACTGTATTCACAAAAGCCACGATCTGGTAAAAAAATTAGTTTAAAATCTTTTTTAGGTTCAAATTTTTCACGGGTACGTGTCTCATATATTTTTATCCAATCATCAAGAGTTTTCAAAGGTCAGCCACCTCCAATACAATATGACTTATTTCAAACGGACTATTTGATGTAAGATCCACACTGACCTTTTCAGTAGAGTGATTACATCGTATTTTTTTGCGGCTATTCGTTGGAATATCAACGGATAACTTATCGATCATAAGCTTTGCCGTTCCGGCTTGTGTTGACACAAAATTGCTGTCGATACTCTTCACCAGGATCTTGTCAAAACTAATTGTGTCTTTCAAGACAATTTCGTAATCGATCAAATCCTCACTATCTTTTGTATAGTCTTCATCCCAATAATACAAAGATTGATTCGATGCGATCACAATCTTATCCATCGTTTCTACAATACTTGTAATCGGCACTGAAAATTTTAAGGTTGTTGCTGCATTTAAAGCATAATTATAGGCAATAAAAAAAGACCAATCTTCTGTTGGTCTAATCAAAAGTGTTTTATGTCGCCTTAAATTAAAAATTCTTGGTTCATATAATTTACTGGTAATGAGTTTATTAAACTTATCACCAATATCACCCGTTGCCATATTGCCATAATCCATTGTGGTTGATACGGTTTTCAACCCCTGCCGGCTTATAAAGATAACCTGATTACCTATATTGACAGCACATCTTTTTCCAATCGCATCCGTCAAGTTGGATATGTTGTAAACAACCCAAGATGCAGCGTCTTTATCTCCGCAAAGCTGATAGATTTTTCCATTGGACTTAAAGACAATCAAATCCGTGGCAAGCGGTACAACGGCAATAATATCGCCACTATCTCCATAGCCAACTTCGATCCACTTTGAAGCACTATCATCATTATTATCCTCAGTCCAAAAAGTTCCATCACCCGTGCCTGAATATGTGATTCGATCATTACCTGTTTTAATTACTACCAAACGAGCGAATCGTTCAAACACAATATCGCAAATAGGACCATTTAAAACTGTGCTAATACTATCAGTAGTCGAAAAATCATAATACTGCAGCTTATCACCACTTGCAATCCAGAGTTTATCTTGGAATTTACAACAAACTGGATTTTGACTACCAGTTAAATTCCCCACTAAGTTTGGAATACTATTTGTTGTGGTTAAACTATAAATTTCCTTATTATTAAGAAAAACTAAAAATGTATGCGTATCTACATCATAGAAAACATCTTTTACTTTGTCGGTAAAGTTCGTGATTGGTTTGGAAAGACCACCACGTCCAGCAAGCCGTCTGCTATCTGGTTTATAAATAAAATTTTTGCAAACCTGCATTTCATTTTGAGCTATCTGTTCACTACTTACAGCAATGTTAATGCCTCCAGTGAAGTCCGTGAATTGCACTCGCGTTGCTGCATGTTTCGTGCTTCTTCGCATCTATATCACACCTTTGGAATTATTGGCCAATACGGATTATCTAAGTCCGTACAACCCTTTTCAGGCATATCTCGAAGTGCTTGCCTATATACTTGCCATTCCTTTTTCTTTTCATCGGTTAAAGGACTATCTAAAAATTGTGTCCAATCCGAATCAGATAGTAATTTATCGCGTTTGCTGCGGATAACCGATAATATCTGCTGATTAATCGCTATTTCAGTTTGAACAATCTCGCGAATTTGAATTTTACCATCAACAATGCTGAGATCCGACGGATTCAGCCAAGACTCATTTTCAAGGATAACTGCGTCTTTGTCATCTTCTGTGACTAGCTTTTCAAGACGTTCTTTGTCATCACATAATGATTGGCATTTCCCATTTCTAAATAAATAAAACATATGCCCTCCTTAGTACGTCAACCCGTAGATTTCTTTAATCATTGAATTTTGTTCTTGTGTTCTCCAAAGCGTGGGTGTTGAATATGGATGATCTGTTGTACCGAGTTTAACACTCGACCAAATATTCCAGTATGGATTATCCCCTGATTTATGCAGAGAAAATCTATAAGTATTTCCAAAGGCATAATCAAGTTCCCATTTTTCCCAAAGTGTTTGT